TAAGGAATGGAAGTTTGTGCAGGAGTATGTTTCCGGAGACGGGAAGGTGACTTTGAAGGAAGCGGCCATTCGTGCTGGGTATAAGGAGACCAGCGCCTCAGTCATGGCGTGGAAGCTTACAAACCCTAAAGAATATCCCCATGTTGTCGCTGCGATCCAAGCTTATCGGGCCGAGCTGGCGTCTAAGTACAACACCAGTTATGAGCGCCATATGCGTGATTTGCAGATTATCCGCGATAAGGCGATGGATGCTGGTGCATGGGCTGCTGCGGTGCAGGCAGAGTATCGCCGTGGGCAGGCCCTTGGCACCATCTACGTGGACCGTAAGGAAATTAGGCACGGCACGATCGATTCAATGAGCAAAGAGGAAGTGCAGCGCAAGCTGGACGAATTGAAGGCTTTGTATGGTGGCCCACCACCTACTGCTTTAATTGACGCTGATACGGGCACCGTAATCGATTCGGTGGACCGTGAAAAAGACCCTGCTTTTGATCCCGGGGTGCCTGACCCCCCGCCTGATATTTTCGAGATGACCGACGATGGCGGCAAAACCGGAGACTAGGTTTGCGGCTTGGGTTCGGGAAGGGCTCAAGACCGTAGGCTGCGAGACGGAACGTATCGAAAACCGGGTGAACCTAGGCATACCGGATATGCTTGTTGGCGTTGGCAATGCTTGGGCTATGGTGGAATTAAAGGTTGTGCCCCGTGGTAAAAAGGTGCGTGTGCGGCCCCATCAGGTGGCCTTTATGGTTCGGCATGGTAGTGCTGGCCGACCTTGTTTTTTCCTGATCAAGCATGAGCTCGATTCTGTTGTTTATTTATACCCCGGCACCGATGCGCCCTCGCTGCTCTCCGTTGGGCTAATGAAAACCCCGGCTAAAGCTTGGGCTGCGCGTGGTATGCAGTGGGGAGAATTGGCTAAAGAATTAGGGTTTTCCCTAGTTGTACCCTAACTGTACTGTGCTATACTGGCTGGGCCGATTGTGGCAGATAGAGGAGAAAGTAATGAGAGTAAAAACAGAGGAACTAACCGGAACCGCGCTCGATTGGGCGGTGGCGAAGTGTGAAGCGCCAGTAGGTGGCTACAAGGGATGGGTCCAGTCAGACCTTGATAAAGGCATTCTGCACGGCATGGCCTACTCTAATGATTGGCTATTTTCAGGGCCGATTATTGAGCGGGAGCGTATTTACTTACAGCCTGAAATTGGAAAAGAGGGTGCGGGTAACGCATGGTATGCAGTCTCTATGTATAACACCGATGCCTACGGCTCAACCCCGCTTATTGCCGCCATGCGCTGCTATGTTGCCAGCAAGTTGGGCGATGAAGTTGAAATACCAACAGAGGAGATTAACTAATGCGACCGTTTACCATTAAATTTAGAGGGCAAGCCTATCCGGCGGCTTATTTCATTCGCGATGCTTTTAAGTGTCGCGTTGGTAACCCCAAGGGATACGCTACTATTCGCGGCGCTTCGCGCATGTGCCTGCCCAATGTGCGGGGCAGTTTGTATGCCGAGCTGTTGAATACTTGCGCCCTTGCCCGTATGGCAGCTGGCCTCGATATGGCGACCATGTGGTCAATTGAAGCCGAGCCGATCGATCAGGAAATATATAAGGCTTGGAATAATTGGAGGCGTTCGGGTTATCCCTCTGCCGATCCTGTTGCCGACTCTGCCGAGCTTGTTGTATAGTTCGCGTTCAATCAATAGAGGAGAATTTGATATGTTGAAAACCGTTAAAACCAGCAACAACAGCAAAACCGGCCCGATCGCGGTAACGTATCGCAGCGGGGAGCATGATATTTTCGGCACCTGCCCGACCACCTGCACGCTACACCCGAAAAGTGAGAGCGGGGCGGTACAAATTGACGCCGATTATCTTGCCGCTGTATATGATGCGGTGCCACGCCGGGGGCATGCGTGGACCTATTCTCATTTTCCCGCCGCTGCGCTGCCCTTCCCTGCAAAGGGTAAAACCGTGATCAATGCCAGCTGCGATACAGTGGCCGATGCGGTGCTGGCCGTTGAGAATGGCAAGCCTGCCGTGTACGCCGCGCCGTTATCTGAAGCCGATACTTTCCCCCGTACGGTGCATGGCATCCGGTTCGTGCGCTGCCCTGCCGAATTATCTGAAAGCTTTACGTGTGCGGATTGTGGCGGCGGTGTTCCGTTGTGCGCCCGTGGCGATCGCGATTATGTTGTCACGTTTGTTGCGCACGGTTCGCAAAAGAAAAAAGTGGGCACGGGTAAAGGCGGCTGTTATGCGGGGCAGGGCTTTACATCGATCCAATGGCACTCGACGCGAAAAACCGGGGCCGCGAATGATGCGGCTGCGCTGCGTGGTTTTGCTGCCAGTTTGCCCCCGGGCTCGCTGTTGCGTCATCATATTGCAGGGGATATCGGGAGGGCTGTTGCGTGATATTTATATTGATCGGAATAGTCTTACTGGCGTGGTTTTTTATAGACTGGTTAGACGATTAAAAAAAACACTTGACACTACAAAAAAGCCGCGTTACAGTTAACGCACTGCATCTCGCAGTGAATGCAACTTTATAGAGGTAAACAAAATGGCACACATGATCGACATGACAACAGGCACCGCAGCGATCGCATACGTCGGGCAGGAGCCGTGGCACGGCCTAGGGCAGCAACTAACCGAGGGCGCGACAATTCAGGAGTGGACTAAACAAGCCGGACTAGACTATACGGTTTTGGAGTCCCCGGTACTGTTTAAAACCCCGGCCACCACTGAGCCGCAGGCATGGCCTAATCGTAAGGTGTTACACCGTAGCGATACCGGGGCACCGTTAGCCGTGGTGAGCGATGGATACCACGCGGTGCAGCCCAGCGAGATCATGGGCTTTTTTGGTAAGCTGGCGGATATCGGCGGGTTCACGCTTGAGACCGCCGGGGCATTGTCTGACGGGCGGCGGATATGGGCGCTTGCAAAAGTAGGGGATGAGCGCGAGATCGCAGGGCTCCCCCGCGATAGCGTCAAGCCGTACCTGCTGCTGGGCACCAGTTATGACGGCACAATGGCGACGATCGCGAAATTTACCGCGATTCGCGTGGTTTGCAACAACACCATAACGCTCGCATTAGACCGCGACGCAAAAGCCGGGGTTCGGGTTTTGCACCGCGAGCGCTTCGATGCCGACAAGGTGCGCACGGAACTGGGCATAGTGCAGGATAGTTACGAGCGCTTTATGTTCGATGCCCGCCGCTTAGCAGGGGAATCCATGAGCGAGACCGCCTGCGATCAATTCGTGAAGGATCTTATGCAGCCGTACCAGCAGGGCGCAAAACCCGTTAGCGAATCGCGAGCATACAAGCGGCTCATGGAGCTGTTCCGGGGCGCGGCTATTGGTTCGGATATCCCGGGCGTGGCGGGCACCCGGTGGCAGGCGCTCAACGCCGTTACCCAACTAATCGATCATGAGCGCGGGCGCAGCGCGAATACCCGGCTCGAATCCGCGTGGTTCGGCACCGGCTCGACGATTAAAAACCGGGCGCTTGAGCTGCTCACCGCCGACTTGAGTTAACCAGCCGTAACGCCGGGGCGCTTCGCAGCATTGGCGCGGCTCCCCGGCTTTTTCGTGGCTTTTTGGTTCGTTGGTTTGTGTAGCGTAAACCTGCCCCCCGGACTCTGGCGCTTGAGCCGTGGTGCCTGGGCGATGCGCCGTGGTTCGTGGCGCATGGCGCGTTGTGCGCCATGCGTGAGCCGTGGTGCGCGGCTCATGGCTCGCGCAGCGCGCAGCGCTGCGCGTGGTTCGTTGGGGTTTGCCCTAGGTTGACGGGCGGCGCGCCGCCCGTTATAGTCAGGGTTCGATTAATAGAGGAGAGCGTTATGCCTTACGTGACTGTTTCGGGTTATTGGGTAGACCAGCCCCACGAGCGGCTGCATGGTTTGCGTGTTGACTTGGGCGCTTGGGATTGCGTGGAAAATGCCAAGGATGACAACGTGTTTTTTTACATGGACAACGAGCCGCTGCAAGTGGGCGACGTTATTGCGGGCGATTTTCGCGTGACTGAGATAGAGGAGCAGGGACAATGACCGCAGCGGAACTTTATGTAATCCTGAATCGCGAGGGCGTGGACTTCGATATAATCGAAGTCTTTGAAGGCTCGCGCTTTATTCGCGTTGAGGTAGAGGAGGAGGAAGAAGATTAGTTGACGGGCGGCTCGCCGCCCGTTATACTGGACACCTCTTAAACAGAAAGGATAGTAACCATGAACGTAGGCAGATTGAACACCAAATTGCTGGCTGAAGTGCTTACCTATGTGCTGGAAAATGAACAGCAGAATTATGAGGAAAGCGACAAGCCTGATGACCATATCTATGTAAAGGCGTTAACCTGCGCGCTGCAATTAAATCTACTTGAACTGCGCCTCTTGACGGACGGCGCGCCGTCCGTTACACTTAGTATCTCTTAAACAGAAAGGATAGTAACCATGAAGAAAGCTTATATAGTCCGAGCGCTGCGCACGTATGCATACAACCAGCTGGTGCAAGCAGCTTCAGCTGAAGAAGCCGAGCAGCTGGTGCTCGACGCGCCCT